TTTTCTTTAACTGCTTCTTCGTCATCTTTGTTTCTTTAATTAGGCACTTGCTATAAGTTTCTTGCAGTTTTTGTATCTCCTCCATCTCATTTACCAAGTTATGTAACTCGCCATGGCTCGCACCAATGACAGAATGAATCATTACTCGACAGTTTTTGGAAATTTTTCGTTTGCCTTTTGTTCCAGCGGCTAGTAAGAGGACACCGGCCGACATTACCTTTCCTACACCAAATGTATGTATCTCGGTATCTTTCATAATCATACGCATGATATCGTACACCGTCATCATAGCATCCGCAGAGCCTCCGTAAGTAGAAATAATAAATTCAATGGGCTTCTTCTCTTCTTCCTCTTCTGCCACTACATTTATAGCATTCAAATAATAAAAACCTTGAATAAGATCCGCTAGCTTGTCTTCTGTGATATCACTGAGTAAGCCGATGACGCGCATATCGGGCTCGGATTGTGCAGGGGCTATCAACATCACCTGCTCAGTTTCTTCTTCCTCTTTTTCTGTGTCTGTTAATGAGGCTTTTGACTTGTTAATTATCATTATGATCCTCAAGTAAAAATTTAAATACAATCTCCTTGTTATCATCAAGATATTTCATCGCTGTTTTCCAATCATCAAATTCCAACAAGTCTTTAAAATGAGAAGAATGATAATTTACGATAGCTTTAATCCCTTTAAATTTAAAAGCATCCACTTCTTGATCAAATGTTTTAATAAAGGCATTAATGTTGTGATCGCTTTCGTCATTTTGTTTCATTATATGTAATCTCGTATTCTTTGCATATGCAAAATGTTCGAGAGACTTAGAAAAAATGAGGAGAGATATCAATTGAGCAATACGCATCACATTAATACTGGTCCGCGTAGCACTAAGAAAATAAAATGTTTTACAAGTGATGTACCCAAATAAGAATACAAGAATGTACAGTAACCAGTTCAATGGTTCCTCCAAAAAAATAACCACTAGAGGTTATCCAGTGGTTAATATAACATAATAATTTGTTTTAGTCAAGAGGATTTTGATGTAATACGATTAAAAATTCTTTCAGTAAGTTCGGTGGCTAGCTTTTCATTTTTGTGCTCTTGCATTAAACGTGTAGCCACACGTTGAGCGACTTTCTTAACCAGAGCTTCTTGATAATTACGCAAACCGGGGACAGGCTCTTCTTCAACTTCCATATCGGCTACTTCAAGTTCTTCGCCGCCTTCAGGTGGGGGTCCTCCCATTTCCAAATCCATAGCCACGTCAGCATCTTCCAGACCTTCTTCATCGTCACCCGGTACCTCTTCGATGGACACTATATCTCCCATCTTCCATTCGTCTGCGATGGCCATGATAGCAGATTTCAACTTTTCCTCTAGCTCGGGATCCATTTCTTCTTCTACATCACCTCCAAGATCATCCATGGGCTCGTCTTCCAATGCATCGAGATCTGCCCCTTCTTCATCGGCGAATTCATCCTCGGCGCCCAAATCGGCTTCAAGTTCATCTTCTTCGCCTGCCTCGTCCAAATACGAAATCTCTTCTAGTCTTTCCGATCCCAGTGGGCCCATATTCGCCAGCTTCATGAAGCGGCGTACCTCCGATTCGGTTAAAAGTGTCTTGCGAGCCATTAGAATTCTCCTTAAATATAGTAATTCAAGAATAAATAGTAGTAATTTTCGTTAAATACCTAAAAAAGTATATCTCGTACACCTGATCGCTTTTTTAATTTTTCCAGGGCCCTGGATTCTAATTGTTTAACTCTCGCAAAAGAGATTCCTAAACGTTCTGCTACTTGTCGTAGAGTCATCGATCCGTGTTCGTAAATGGATATCAAAGAACAATTGTGTTCGTCCGGATAATCAATCCACAAGCGACATTCTTTATTATCACAGTCAGTATTTTCATTCATACACTGACGAGAACACTTTAGCAAGCCATCCTTCATAGATCTGGAAACTCGCGTTCTAATACATCAAAGATGTTTTCTACTTCTCCGGAAGACAATGCAAAGTCCTTTAGTATTTCTTTACCCTTGCGCCTCGTCTTTTGTGATTTAACTTTGTGTCTTTTCTTTGTTCTTAATTCATCCACAAGCTGTTGTATCCTGTCATCATTTTCTATGTAGGCTGTTATAAGATGACGGAAGAACGCAGATTGAGTAAGACCATCATGCTTCAGCTTTAAAATAAGATTAGCATGACGATGATCGTTATCTGTAAATACAATTCTTTTAGTTAGATTTCCATAATCGATCTCGTTACCCATTACCATTGTCTCGATGTAATGTGAGTGTGGCTTTCGCTTAGACCCGACGAGGTTTGTTTTACAAACATCGCTTTCTGTTGGAGTTCTTGTAACGTACGTGCGCCACTATAAGAGAATCCAGAACGAATCCCGCGCTCTAAATCCTGCAGAATTGGTTCGATGGATCCCCGGTAAGGGACTCGGGCGGATACCCCTTCAAAAGAAGAGTAACGACCGCGCCACCTTAATTGTGCTTCCTTACTCGCCATTCCGCGATAAGTTTTCCAGTGAGTACCGTCTGCCTCTTCGAAAATCTGACCAGGGGTCTCATCGGTACCGGCAAATAAGGAACCACACATTACGATGTCCGCTCCGGCGGCCAAAGCTTTTACAATGTCGCCACTGTTTTTAATACCGCCATCGGCGATGATCTGAATGTCCTTCCGAGTGTGAGAACAGTCTAAAAGGGTCTGAAAGCCGGGCATGCCGTGTCCCGTTTGGACTCGGGTAGAACAAATAGAACCGCCCCCTATATTACAACGAACACTGTTGGCGCCCCACTCAGCCAAATCATTTATGCCTTTTAACGTCGCAACGTTCCCTGCCATCAAATGTAGATAAGAATCAAACTTCTTTCTAAGGGACCTGAGTGCTTCTTTCATCACTATGTGATGTCCATGTGCCACATCTAGACATACAAAGCTGACGCGTGCCTCTTTTAGGGCGATGGCTCGGTCTAAATAATCTCCCGTGATCCCAATCGCTGCCCCAATCCAAGGATCTGGATTGTTGGAAAGATTACGGGCTATCTGTACCTGTTGCACCTGCTGTTCAATGGTGTTATACCTATGAATCACAGAGGTGCCTCCATAATTAGACATACTGGCACCCATTCGGTGCTCCGAAATGCTATCCATCGGAGATGCGATCAACGGAAGGGACAAGGTCATCTCCCCCAAACGCGAAGAAATATTCACGTCATGGCGTGAAACAATATCAGAATATTGTGGCACCAATAATACATCATCATATGACAAACACTCTTTCATTCGGCTGTCTCCTTTCTCTTTTGTTCCTCTAAGGAAGCTTTATAGGTGGGGGACATTTCGGGGGTTACCTTTTTAGATGTCGTCGGATCGATTTGCTGCGGGGGCGCTGGCGCGCCTTGAGGTGGTGATCCAAAATACTGTTGCAACGCTTTCATAGCAGCTTCGTACTCCGCTAGCTTTTGAGCTTGCGCTACAAGTTCGCCTACGTAATCCGTGTGTTCCGAAATAGCAACTGGGTTGCCAAGCAGCACTTCAATTGTACCAAGTGCAGTGGTAGCCTCTGCTTTTAATTTAAGCATTGCGGCATTTAGTAAAGTTTGTGACATTATTTCTCCTTTTCAATAAACTCTATAATATCTTTGGGGTTGTGCCACATATTTTTATATGGCTTTTCAGGATCCTTTAAGACTCTAATTCTCGGTCTTAAGCCTCCTGTTTTTATAAGTGAAATGCTCGGGACGCCTGAAAATCCTATTATTTTTTCCGCTTCAAGATAATCTTGTATGTTAAAGGCAAAAAAATGTAGATCGGTATCATCATTCTCTGTTGCGATCTTCGTATATTCATCTTTTAAATTATGACAAAGATGACAATTGTTGGAATAAAATTTAACCACACAAATTGCGTCTTCTTTAACACGTCCATTCAAGATTTTTTGAAGAGCCGTCTTTGTTAATCTATCTACACTCATTGATCTTCTCCTGGGCTTTATCAATACAAGTTGGACAAAACAACCTAACTGTTTTGTTTTCTTCCCTTACTACCACTGACCACGATGTTACCATATCTTTATCTTTCTTGTCAAACTCTTTCTGACAAATATTACAGATTTCGGGTAAGGAGCCAAAAAGGGTTACTTTTTCGGATAACCCCCCAGCACCCTTCGCCTCTTTCTTTAGCGCTCTGCGTTGTTTTCGATTCATTATCTCTCCATCGCATATACA